CATTAACAATATCTAAGAACGGTTGGGATAATTTAAAAATATTGTGAATATATGCTATAATTATACACATCTATGTTAAATATTGTAGGAATAGAATACACAGATAGTAAACCAATGTTGTTGTGTCAAGATGAGAACGATAAAATTGGATTCTATGAACTACCAAAAGGTGTAATGAGGTGGGATCCAATACCGGTAAAAAATGATATTAAACCTATTAATAGTGTGCGCTATTCCATTAACGCCAACGCCTGAAGATTTAAACGAATACAGGGCGTGTAGAGTTGCTAATAAGCAAGTTAGTTTCGTATCTCAACATATACCCTTGATACAAGAATATTTCGAAACAGAGGAAGATCAAATAAAAGCTTTGCGTATTATCTATTGTGAAAGTAGAGGCAAAACAAATGCAGTTGGTAAAAATAAAGACGGCACTTATGACAAAGGTTTATGGCAATTTAATGATAGGACTTGGTCTTGGCTTAAACCTAAGCTTAAATTTACTGGTAATAGATTTGATCCAATATTAAGCACTAAAGTAGCACATTGGCTTATATATAATGACGGTTGGAAACATTGGAACAGTAGTAAAAAATGCTGGTATAATGGATATTAAAAATTGAGGAACAATGGACATATCTTTAGAATTAATAGATGTAGATAAATTAATAGAATATCCCGACAACCCGCGTGTTGGAAATGTAGAAGAAATCAAAAAATCATTAGTTGAAAACGCACAATACAAACCTTTAATTGTAAATAAAAAAACAATGCATGTTTTAGTTGGTAATCATACATTACAAGCTATGAAAGAGCTTAATTATGAAAAGGTAAATGTAAATTTAATTGAAGTTGATGAATTGCAAGAGAAAAAAATAGTATTAGCTGACAATAAACTATCAGATAATAGCGAATATGATAATGAAAAATTGACTGCAATGCTTGATGATCTTATGAACGACGGCGAGCTTATCGGTACAGGATTTGATGTTGATGATGTAGATGACTTATTAGCTAGCTTAGAAGCGCCAATCATTACAGAATTCGAAGAGTTTCAAGGTGGTTTTGCTTTAGATGATGATGAGATAAAAAAACTAAAAGAAGATTACATAGCAACTGAAACATCTAATAAAGAAGCAAGAGGTGGCGAAAGATTACGAGATGTTATGTTGCATTATCCGGAATCACAATACGAAAAGTTTGTTGATTATGTTGAAACCTTATCAAATAGTTTAGGTGTAAAGAAAGCACAAGCAATCTATTATGCAGTAGAAATTTTATATAATGAAAACAAAGAAGTTGTTGATGACTTTGACACAGAGTTTGAAGAAGTAAAACCTAAAGATAATGCGATTACCCGTATCTTCAAACGAAACACTTAGTAAATATTTAGACTTTCATAAAGTCCAAGAATACAGTACTGACATGGATCCAATATACCCAGTGCTAAAATATATTATTGAAAAGACAAACACTGAATTAGAGGAAAGTTTATGGCTAACTTTTCTTTATGTTGCTTATTACAATATTGGATCAGCTTTACTTGCATTTGAAAAATATCCTACACCCGAAGTGCCAATGGATTTATTGGATTTACCGTGTGCTACTGAACGCAGAAACCACAGAATAAAAGGTAATTTAACTAAACATTTTAAAAATTTAGTTGATATTTATTGGTGGTATGACGGCTTCGATAGGTGGCTTACTTATGATTTACAATTAGACGGTAAATTTAATTGGTTATTAACACAAGCGAAACTTAATAAAGTATGGGGTAATGGTCGTTGGGCTTCTTACAAAACAGGTGAAGTGCTTTGGAAAGTTAATGGTCTTAATTTAGAGGCAACTGATATGGGACACGCAAACTCTAGCGGATCAAGAAAAGGTTTAGAAAGATTATTTAAAAACTTACCAAAAGGCAATACCCATAAAGACATATTTGTTTTAGATAGAATTAGTAACGATCTAGTTGTATATATGCAAAATCAAGGTTTGAAAGTATCAATCGAAACCGCAGAAACTAGCTTATGTGATTTTAATTCAATGTTAAAAGGTAAATATTATACCGGTATAGATATAGACCATATGCAAGAAGATTTATTAAAAGTGCCTAGTATATATACTGATCTTGCATTTGAAGCACGAGAAAAATTAATACCGAATGAATATCTTGGCGAGCTTAATGGTTGGGTTGGTGTACGGAAAGAAAAGAAAAAAGAGTATGTTATACAACAACAAAGTAAGTCGTAATGAAATATTGGCTTTAAAAAAACATATAGCTGATTGGAAATACAAAGGTACTGAAAGTACTAAACATCATCTACATAGCGCTATATACGATTGGGATAGAGAAAAACAATGGGATAAAGATACTGCAAAAGTATTGAGCTTAGATAAATGTTGTTATGCTTTTATCAGCTATACCACAAGAGAGCCTAGACACTGCACATTAAGACATTTTTTTACATTGGAATCTTCAAGAAGTAAAGGTTATGGGAAGATAATGATTAATCAAATATTTGCGGATATGAAAGCTAATAATGTACAATTTTTTAGATTTTTCGCTAACAAACCAGCTATAAAGTTTTATGAAAAATTAGGTTTTACTTGGCACGGTTTAAGCAAAACAGGTTTACCATTTACTTATTGGGATATTAAAAATAAAAAGTTAGCTGATTTACCCAAGTCGCAACAAAGGTATATTGTATGAAGATAGCTATAATTGGTAACGGGATTAGTGGCTCAAGTGCGAAAAGGATAGCAAAAGAATATGGACACGAGCCAACAATTATATCTTCAAACGTGCAGATAGCTTCTAAATCTGCACTTGCTACAATCAGACCAACTTGGTTTACTAAAGCACAAAAGGTCAGTATTGATAGATCGTGGGCTTGGTATAAACATTGGAACGCAACCATTACAAAAATAGGTACAGTAAGTAATTGGAAAGACCCTACAAAAACTAAAGAGCAAGAGGATTGGTGGTTAGTTAATCCATTATCAGTATTAGAAGAGCCAGACATTATAGGTATAGTGCCGTATATTGATATGTTAAAAAATAATTATGATGCAGTTTTAGACGCTTCAGGTATATCTTTATCAGCAGAGCTAGATTTTTTTTATGGTGCAACTTTGGTAAGTAAAAAGGCAAAAGCAGATTTCATGCCTTTAAGAATACATCACATCAGACCGTATCACAGTGTGCATATTGTCGAGAGCGACGGTATGATACGGCTTGGATCTAGCATTAGTAAAAATAAAGTAAAGTGCGTAAACGAAATATACAAAATGAAAGAGTTATGCGAAGATTTAAAACTTGTAAATAAAGTTAATGATTGGGAATTACTTATGGGAATAAGAACACAAGGTAAAAATAAACAAATAGTAGAGCCGGAACTTGGAAACCCATACACAAAAATTGGTGGTTTACATAGAACAGGTTACGCTTTAGCACCAGATTTAGTTGGACAATGGATAAATAGCTTATGATTAATACAGTTTATTTAATAGGCGCACCGGCTTGTGGAAAAACTACTTTAGTGAAATACATTACTGATAGTTGGCTACATATGATGAACGTAGCAAAGCCAATACCATATCGTGTTTACAAAGATTTAAGAAATAAGAAACAAGAATACAATGTTGTTTTAGGTAAAGACGCGCCAGTGTATGGAGGCACAGATACTTTAAGCTATACTGCAATCAATTATTGTGAACAATTATATAGTAGATTCTTGAAAAAAAATGTTAAATATGTTTTAGCAGAGGGCGATAGATTAGCAACAACAAGCTTCTTTGAATTAGCTAAACAATATGGTAATTTGCATGTAATTTATTTAAGTCTTGATGAAGAAATTAGATTAAAAAGAAATCAAAACAGAGCTTCAATGAATAAATTGACACCACAAAATATAACTTGGCAAAAAGGTAGATTGACAAAACATAAAAATCTAGCAGAAAAATATAATGCATATACCTTAAATTGTGGTGTTGTAGAACACGGGTTATATTTAGAGAAAAATGTAGAGGATTTATCAATTGAATTACAAGAATTTTTGGTATAATTAAATATGATTGAAATAAGGTTAAAGTCCAAAATTTCAGAGGAAGAGCTGAAACAAAAAGTCGGTAAAATATTGACCGATGAAGATTATAATTTACTAATCCATAAAGATACAACAATTAGAGGTATTAATGGTGAGATACTAGCAGTGTATCAGCGTAATGTTATTCCTGAAGATATAGTTGATAATACATACCCTGTCTTACACGATCTAAAGAAATATCAAACTAACAACCGTACACTTGCTAGTGGCTTGCCACAATACAAAAGACAGACTGGCGGAACAAGATCAAGCACGGTAAAGCCAATTGCTTCAACAACAATTGGTGGATTCGATCCGAAAAACAATACACCTTATTGCAGACTTACTGCTTGGAGTGGTAAAGAAACAGAGCAATATGAAGAGCTATTTCCTTTATTCCAATTTATTGGTAAAGAAATGGAAAGGGTTGCACCTAAAAGATATAAAGCACAAATGGAATTTGTAAACCGTACACATCCAGATTGGGTAATACCTAATACGCCATTTACTACTATCACAGTGAATAATTCTTATCCAACAGGTGTGCATACTGATAAAGGCGATTTAGATGAGGGCATAAGCACATTAGCAGTAATCACTAGAGGCGAATATGAGGGCGGATATTTAACATTACCGGAATACAGAGTTGCTTTTAATGTTGGACACAGAGATTTATTAATATTTAATGCACACGAGTGGCACGGTAACACTAAATTAAACATGCTAACAGAGGACGCAGAAAGAATATCTGTTGTATGTTATTACAGAGAAAACATGGCTATGTGTGATTCAATGGAAGATGAAGAGCGCAAAAAAGCAGAGATTGCAGAAAGAAAGCTTGTAAAAGATAATACCGGTGTTGTTAAACAGTTTATGAAAGAAAACTTCGAGGCACTTAAATAGTTTTTGTTTCTTCATACATACAAAAATCACATTTCATAATTACATCAAGATCGCGTAATCTATGACCCTTTACTGCACAATCCCATTTTTCCGGTGGTTTATTTTCTTCATTTAATTGTATTAGTAAAGACCAATGCTTTGCAATAGCAGTTGGCGTAATTGTCATTCCGGCAAAGTATTGTTTATATGCTTTAACAACAATTGCAATATCATCAATATTTATATTTGCTTCCCTTAATTCTTTAACAACTTTATTCCAAGCCCCTTTATCTGATTTAGTTATCGGACTTCTGCCTATTTGTTTTTCTAATTCTGCATATATTTTTTTTGCAATATCTTGACTTTGGTTAATTGACTTTAGTTTGTAGGTCATAGGCGCACTAGGGGGTAGCTCATCTATGAACGGGGGTGCTTGTATAACTGTATATAAATTGCTTGTTTGCTCGCCAGTTTCTTTGTTGTACCTAGCTTGTTTATGTAATGCTTTAATATCAATCAGTATTTTGATCTGTCTTTTAACAGTAGATTCGCTAACGCGCATACGCTTTGATATCGTGCTTATACTAGGAAAGCATGTGCCTGTATCTTTATCAGCGTATCTTTGCAATACACAATATAAAACTTTTGCTTGTGCCGGTATGTCGCAATCAATAATCCACTCCGGTATAATAGAAAAATAGATTTGATTTTCTATATTTGAGGTCGCCTCAGGTTTTTTTACAACTCGTTTTTTTCCTGAGGCTTCCTCATCCGTGGACATTAGAAAGGTGTTCCATACTTACTCATTTTTTCCCTAATATCCTCTGCTACTTTTGTTTGCCTGCCTCTATTAATTCATCAATCTTTTCAGAAGCTTGCTTAACATCAAGCGCGTTAATATCTAAATTTATCCCTGCTTCATCAACTAATCTACGCAATAAAGTTTTTTGCTTTTCAGTAATTGGTTTACTTGATCCGCTTGAACTATAACTTGTAGATTGTGCTTGTTGTGGCTTGTACTCGCCAATCTCTGAAACCATAATTTCAGTA